AAATCTACTATAGCACAAATCAACGAGAATAGCGTTCATATGTTTGAACGGTTTCTCAACAAATTAGTTACAAAATAGAATTTATATAAATACAATATAATCATTCCTAAAGGAGTTATAACTATGGCAGGTAAGAAAAATACTGAGGAACTATTGGAGTTTGATTCTTCAAGTGGTGTTGCTAGCACAGCAGATCCTTATGCAAGCGGAGACTCTTCACGTTCTGCAGATAAGTCTGCTGGTGAAATGAGCTATTCAGATTCAACTAAGGCCGAAGTCTTAAGTGCCATCATGAATCATATTGGTGGCATGAATAAGAATGCTCTTGTAAATCTCTATAAGGCATATGGTCCTACTGGCGACGCTTCACGTGCAGCTGATAGTAAGAGCGGTGAAGAAGGCTTCACTGGTACTTCTCCAACTACAGTTAAGCCTGTTACAGGTGGTCCTGCAGTAAATGCTGGTGGTTCTGCTCCTACTACAAATAATTCAAAGACCGGCAAGGGTGAAGAAGGCCTTAAGGGTATTTCTCCATCAGCCGTTAAGCCTTCTTATAAGGAAGATGTTGAAGAAATCTTTGGCGGTGATGAACTATCCGAAGAAATCCGCAACAAGGCTTCTATCGTATTTGAAGCTGCTATTAATGCTCGTCTAGTTGTAGAGACAGTACGTCTTGAAGAAGAGTTTGAAGCACGTCTTGAAGAATCCATTGAAGAAATTCGTTCAGAAGTTGTAGAAAATGTTGATAAGTATCTTTCTTATGCCGTTGAAGAATGGGTAGAAGAGAACAAAGTAGCTGTTGATGCTGGTCTAAAGGTTGAAATGGCAGAAGAGTTAATTTCTGGTCTAAAGGGACTATTTGAAGCCAATTATATCGATATTCCTGAAGCCAAACTAGATGTAGTAGCTGAGATGACCGAGAAGGTTGAAGAGTTAGAAAAGCAACTTAATGAACAAATCGAAAAGAACCACAACCTAAGAGATACCAATAACGCTCTTAAGGTTGAACAGGCTTTTGCAGAAATGTCTGAGAGTCTAGTTGAGACTCAAGTTGAAAAGCTTCGCACTCTCTCAGAAGGTGTTTCTTATGATTCAGCCGTGGATTATAAGAACAAGCTTACCGTGATTAAGGAAACTTATTTCCCATCATCACCTAAGCCCGTCGCCGAGTCAACTATCCTAACTGAAGAATTCTCTTAAGAACCAGATGACGGATATGTTGCACCACCTTCAGGTCCAATGGCTGCATATGTTAAAGCTGCAACCAAAATGTCAAAATCAACAAATCAATAAATAATTTTACCCACTAAGGAAAAGGGAGTTACACATGCAACTTAACGAGGAAATTCAAGCAAAGTGGAAGCCACTACTAGAGCATCCTGATCTACCTAAGATCGGCGATTCTCACAAGCGTGCTGTACTTGCTCAAGTTCTAGAAAACACTGAACAAGCTATGATGCAGGAATCAGGCTCTGGTGGGGCTCAAAACCTACTTGAAACTTCAGGCGCCATTCCAACTTCAATCACTGGTGGTTCTGCCAACTATGATCCAGTATTGATCTCACTAGTTCGTCGTGCAATGCCCAACCTCATTGCTTATGACATCTGCGGCGTTCAGCCAATGACCGGTCCTACTGGTCTCATCTTTGCTCTACGTCCTCAGTATGACAACCAGACAGGTGCCAATGCATTCTATTACGAAGCCAATACCGGACAATCTGGACCATATACTGCAGGCGTTGGTGGTAATACTACTATCGGTAACGCTGGTGGTAACTGGGGTGGCATTTATGGTGTTAACACTAACATCGCCGTTTCTGGTAACTCTGCTACCTATAACTTTGGTGGTGGTGCTCTTACAGCTCAAGCTGAAGCTCTTGGTGCTACTTCAAACGCTGACTTTAACCAAATGGCCTTCTCAATCGATAAGGTCACTGTTACTGCCAGATCACGTGCTCTAAAGGCTGAATATTCAATTGAACTAGCCCAAGACCTAAAGGCCATTCACGGCCTTGATGCTGAGACTGAACTTTCAACTATTCTATCAGCTGAAATTCTTTCAGAAATCAACCGTGAAATCGTCCGTACAATCAACCTAACAGCTACTGCTGGTGCTGCTGATACTACTACAGCCGGTACCTTCGATCTTGACGTTGATTCTAACGGCCGTTGGTCAGTTGAGAAGTTCAAGGGCCTTATGTTCCAAGTTGAACGTGAAGCTAACCTAATCGCCAAGAATACCCGCCGCGGTAAGGGCAACATCCTCATCTGCTCTTCAGATGTTGCTTCTGCTCTTCAAATGGCTGGCGTTCTAGATTACGCTCCTGCTCTAAACAGCAACAACCTACAGGTTGATGATACTGGCAATACTTTTGCTGGTGTTCTTAATGGCCGCATCCGCGTCTACATCGACCCATATGCAGGTGGTCATTATATGACTGTTGGTTATAAGGGCGCTTCTGCCTTTGACGCCGGTCTATTCTACTGCCCCTACGTTCCTCTACAAATGGTTCGTGCAGTTGGACAAGACAGCTTCCAGCCCAAGATCGGATTCAAGACACGTTACGGCGTTGTTGCCAATCCATTCTCACGCGGTGCTAACGGTTCAGACGGTTCATTAGTACAGAACGTCAACGTTTATTACAGACGTGTTCTAGTGTCTAATATTCTATAAGATTAATTAAAAAACTTCTAGAATTGACTAGGGGGAGCTTTTTCGGGCTCCCCCTCTTTTTATGTCCGGTCTTTGATTCGCTGCTTGACTTCATCAAAAGAAAGTGGAGCATAGTCAGTATGCTCTACGCATACGCATAGGTAATGCGGATCGGGTACCGGTGAGTAGTCTGCCTTGAATACATCCGTTTGATGCTCCAGGGGTGTACCCTTGAACCGAGTTTCCTTTTCAATCCATTGCTTCATTCCCGGCTGCATAACGTTATTGGCATGAAGGTGTCCATGAACGTTCACTTTAAACCGGTCAGATACACAGTCCGGATGCAGAGGAATATGTGAAAAAACAAAGTCATCCACAAATACTCGATATGAAGCAACTTCATAGAAGTACTTCGTATATTCATCAATTCCAAAGATGTCGTGGTTACCCATAATCAGCTTCTTCTTACCGTTCAGGCGAGTCAGAATCGGTAGAAACTTCTTATTGATAACCACATCACCTAGATGGTAGACTGTATCATGCGGCTTGACGCGTGAATTCCAGCGCTCAACCATGGTTTCATCCATCTCATCTGCATTAGCAAACGGCCTGAGCGGAGAACCATCTTCACGCTTGAACTTAGTACAAGTGTTCTCATGCCCAAAATGGGTATCTGAAATAACAAATCTGTTTGACATTAGATTATATCTTTATATGCATTATAACGGGCTTCGTCTTCAACTTTCCACAAGCAAGCTTCTAGATGATCACACAGTTCAATTAATTGATCATCACCAATTTCAGCATAGTGATTAAATATTCCAGAATATTTTTGAACAATTAACGTTTGTATACTAGGAATAAATCGTTGGAATACGGCATGAAAACGTTGTTTTACTGGAGAGTTTTCTAAAAGCTTATTATAGCCATCTTCATCAATCATTGATTACCTGCTGTCATGATTACACAATTGGCCCAATCCATATAGTCTACCTCAATAGGATCTAGAGAATCATGATCTTCGCGGTATTTTACAATAAGTTCGCACAGCTTTTGTTCAACAAGCTGTACGCCATCTTCTTCCGTAGGAAAATTATAAATCTTGTAAGGCATATCTATCTCTCCATTAGACTATATATCTAATATACTATATATCGGATTAATGTACATAGGAAGACTATTTTTTTATTGATTTTATATGCATCTCTGTTATCTTACAAGAAATCCAGTGGTTATAAAATTCATCACTTAACAATGCATCTTCTTCAAATATCATCTTACTTTCATAATATGAACACTCGGTTCTATTCTTACAGAGACGTATAATTTCACGTTTAAATTGATCTTTGCCGTATTTTTCTATGTCAGACTGAAGATGTTTAGAGGAACCATAATAAGTACGCCAATCAGATTCTTTTCTGATCTTCTTCCGTTTACCCTTAACTTGTTTATATCCAGCTAGTGTAAAGTACTTTCTTCCAATATACTTTTTACCTGTAGGTATATGGGTTATTTGGTATACAAATCCATACCAGCTTTCCCAATCTTCAAATGGCTGACCTTTGTACAGCCATTCCATTATGTATCTTCAAAAAACTCATCATATTCTTCTTCTACTAATTGATCTTCCAAATCACTGCCACAAAATGGGCAATATGATTGAGTAAGCTCATTTGATATAGAACTTACTACCTTATACTCGGATTCACACGAGTTACATACAATCCAGTTATCATCTATCAATTTTTTTATCCTTTATAATGTAAATCCTGCAAATGTATTTTCATCTACGTCTTTATTTATGCCGCCAATAATATAGCTGGTAATTTCAGTTTCTTGTGGTGCAACCTGTAGTTCTGAACCAGAGATCCACTTTTGTGTCCAAGGTAGAGGATTAGATCCCATAGACTTACCATTTAAACCGATAGCTGCCATACGCTTATGGCCAATCCAGTCTACATAGTCGCAAAGAAGTTTCTCATTTAGACCAATCATAGAACCATCTTTAAAGAGATACTTGGCCCAAGCTTTTTCTTGTTCAAGTACTGAATCAAAGATAACAATTGTTTCATCATGAGTTTCTTCCTTGATCTTAGCAAAATCAGGATCTTCCTTTGGTAGAATCTTTAGAAGTTGCTGAGTAGCTGCAAGGTGGATATTCTCATCACGAGCAATAAGCTTAATGATCTTGGCATTACCTTCCATCTTCTTGACTTCAGCAAAGGCCCAAGAACAAGCAAACGATACATAGAACCGAACGCCTTCAAGAGCATTAACAGCATTGAGGCATAACCATAAAGCCTTCTTGTGTGCGTATCTGGTTTTTGGTGTATAGAAATATTCTGTATCCCATGCATCTGCAGCAGCCATACCAACATTATATGAAATCAAATCATCATAATACTTACTAATAGATTCTGCACAGTCTACAATTTCTGGAATATCCAACATCTCATCAAAAACCTTAGATGGATCTGAATAAACATTTCTAATGATATGAGTATAAGAACGTGAATGGATAGTCTCAGAGAATGCCCATGTCTGAATCCAAGTTTCTAGTTCAGGAATAGAACAGATAGGTAGGAATGCTAGAGATGGGGCTCTACCTTGAACCGAATCTAAAAGGATCTGCCTTTTAAGATTAGATGTAAAGATGTGCTTCTCATGATCAGTAAGATTCTTAAAATCCTTGCCATCACGCGATAGTTCAATTTCTTCTGGCCGCCAAAAGAATGACAGTTGCTTTTCAGTCAGCTTTTCAAATGCTGAATACTTTACATTCTCATACCGAGCAATATTAACTGGCTCTCCGAAGAAAGCCAGTTGATTAATGTGATCAATTTTATTAGTTTTAAATACCGACATAATATTCCTTAAATCTTGCAACTATCACAATCTTCTTCATCTAATTCACCTTTGGCTAGAGTATCTTCAACTTTAATCTCTCCAGCACCCTC